GCAACTCGTATGTGTTTTAATCGAGTAAACGAACACAGTTGGCCAGCACTTAAGACATTTTTGCTTTATCTAAACTATATTCCAGAAGGCGAATATATAAATATACCTATTGATCTATACGTAGCTCGAACACTTCAAAGAATTTAAAACTATGGGACTCCTAACACGCACTACAGACACTGTTTACGCATTTAGATTTTTACGCTTACTCACTACTCCATGGACGAAAACAGGAGCCTATAAGATGGGACTTATAGATGCAAATGGCAACGTAATAAGAAAGCCAGAGACAAGTGAAGAAAAAAGTAAGTATAATATTTTTCATAAATTGGTCTTTAACGTTAAACGTATGCTTAATGTAATTCCATTTGGCAAGACTACAATTGCTTCGTATCTTGCGGCGCTCTATCTCATAAAAGAAAAAACTGGAGTTTCTGATCGAGCACTTGCTAAGGTTATCAAAGAGGCCACTGGGTGCGATCCACGTGCGCTTCATCTTGAAGAGTCTTTTTGGTATCTCAATGAAGACAACACTCTTCGTCATGGAACATACAAATTAACGCGTAACCTACCATTACAACTAACTGGAGACATATTGGCTCTCAAGAATACAACAATATCAATAGCAGAAAATTCATGCCCGGTTGGAAATATTTTTGGCGTAAATGTGTATGACGCCGTGCATTGTAAGACTGGACAAAAAGTATTAATAACTCAACACGATATTAAGCAATGAAAAACGAAGAAGTAGTTACTGGAGACGTTGCAATGCCACCTTCTGACTATCCTAAAAGTGGAGCAACATGGAGACTTTTTAATGTACCAACTGACATCTTTAGACGGTTTGAAACCGGGCGAAATAAGTTTGAACGCTGGTGTAAATATCTAGATATGGCAGATGAGGAGCAGCAAGCTTTATACAATTATGCTAAGAAAAATAGCAAGCATACAATTGTACTACGTGATTCTGTTAGTGGCGCTCTTCGTAGCATACGCAGACGTGCCATGAATGAATCATGAGACGTGTAAAAAATTATTTACAACTCGCCTTTTTCTGTTTATAATAAACATCTGCTACACAGCGTAACATTTTCCAACATGAACGACAATAATACACACAGCATCTTCGAAGAACAAATTAGCCGCAAACCAAACCACTATCCATGGACAGAGCAGTTTATTGAGGCCATGCACAATGGATTTTGGACAGACAAAGAGTTTAGTTTTAAATCTGATGTGCAGCAATTTAAGGTTGATTTAAATGATCAAGAACGCGAGATTATTGTGCGTACACTTTCAGCAGTTGGACAAATTGAAGTTGCAGTAAAAACTTTTTGGGCCAAACTGGGAGAAAACCTGCCGCATCCTAGTCTTCAAGATCTAGGCTATGTTATGGCAAACATTGAAGTTATTCATAATAGTGCCTATGAGCGTCTACTTAGTGTGCTTGAACTAGAAGATATTTTTGAAGAGAATCTTAAACTTGAATGGATACAAGGTCGTGTTAAATATCTTCGTAAGTATACTCACAAGTTTTATAAAGATTCTAAAAAACAATATCTCTATGCTTTGATTCTTTTCACTCTTTTTGTTGAAAATGTTTCGTTATTTTCTCAGTTTTATATTATTAACTGGTTCGCTCGTTTTAAAAATGTACTTAAAGACACAGATCAGCAAGTAAAGTATACTCGCAATGAAGAAAACATTCATGCTCTTGTTGGTATAAAGATTATCAACACAATTCGTGAAGAGCATCCTGAACTATTTGACAATGAGCTTGAGGCACGCATCGCGCATGAAGCTGAAGAGGCATACAAGTCTGAAGCTAAGATTGTTGACTGGATGATCAATGGCATAAATGAACCTGGGCTATCAGCACCAATTCTTAAAGAGTTTATTAAAAATCGTATCAATGAATCCCTTGCTCAAATCAGTTTTAAACCAGTATTTGAAGTGGATAGAGAGTTGCTTGAGTCTACAATGTGGTTTGAAGAAGAACTACTTGGCAACAATATGGCGGATTTTTTTCACACCCGCCCGACTGAATATTCAAAGAAAAATCAAAGCTTTAGCGAAGACGACCTGTTTTGATGTGATATATAGATCTATATTATGAGTGATAAAATATATTGGTTAAATAAAGATAGTAGAAAATTTTTAGAGAGAGGATATCTCTTAGAGGGAGAAACTCCAGAACAGAGAATACAGGACATTGGCGACAGGGCACAAGCACTGTTAGATGATATGCCTGGGTTTTCAAACAAGTTTGTAGACTATATGTCAAGAGGTTTCTATTCTCTTGCTTCTCCAATCTGGTCAAACTTTGGCCGTAAACGCGGGCTGCCAATTTCATGCTTTGGTAGCTATATACCTGATGACATGAATGGAATCCTCTCAAAGGTCGGCGAGATTGGTACAATGTCAAAAGTCGGCGGAGGAACGTCTGCATATTTTGGAGACGTACGTGGTCGAGGAGCACCAATATCTTCTGGCGGTGCTGCTACAGGTGTGCATCATCAGCTTACAGTTTTTGATTCGCTTATCAACTATGTCTCTCAGGGCAATGTACGACGTGGTTCTTTTGCGGCCTATTTGCCTATTGATCATCCTGATATTGAAGAGTTTCTCAAGATTCGGTCTGAAGGTAATGCTATTCAAGACTTGTCTATAGGTGTGTGTGTATCAGATGAGTGGATGAAGAGCATGATTGGTGGTGACAAAGATAAACGTAAAGTTTGGAGCACAGTCATTAAAAAACGATTTGAGTCTGGTTATCCTTATATCTTTTTCTCTGATAATGTAAACAACGGCGCACCTCAGATGTATAAGGACAAGGGTCTTAAGATACATGCAAGTAACCTTTGTACAGAAATCTTTTTGTCTACATCAGAAGATGAAAGTTTCGTGTGTGACCTCTCTTCACTTAATCTTGAAAAGTGGGACGAGATTGCAGAAACAGATGCAGTAGAGACGCTTGTATATTTCTTGGATGCAGTCATGTCTGAGTTTATTTTGAAGACTGGAAATCCTGGCAATGAATTTATGAGAGCGCCTCGTAAGTTTGCTATCAATCAGCGTGCACTCGGTGTAGGTGTACTTGGTTGGCATTCATTATTGCAGTCAAAGATGGTGCCATTCGAGTCGATGGAAGCAAAGATGATGAACAATCAAATTTGGAGTACTATCCGTGCCAAGGCAGACTCTGCTACCTCCCAACTTGCAAAACTTTTTGGCGAGCCATTTATGCTGGAAGGTTATGGTCGACGCAACTCTACTACGCTTGCAATTGCTCCTACTACGAGTAGTTCTTTTATTCTTGGACAGGTATCACCAAGTATTGAGCCACTAAACAGCAATTATTTTGTTAAGGATCTTGCTAAGGGCAAGTTTACCTATCGCAATCCATATCTTGAAAAGTTGCTCAAAGAAAAAGGCAAAAATGATCAAGAAACATGGAAGGATGTTCTTACTCATGGTGGTTCTGTACAACATCTAGACTTTCTTTCTACAGAAGAAAAAGATGTATTTAAAACCTTTGGTGAAATCTCTCAAAAAGAGATTGTCATTCAAGCAGCACAACGTCAAAAGTATATTGATCAAGGTCAATCACTCAACTTGATGATTGCACCTACTGCAAAGCCAAAAGAAGTCAACGAGCTTCTTATCTTTGCTTGGGAACAAGGAGTCAAGTCATTGTATTATCAACGTAGTGCAAATCCAGCACAGGAACTTGCACGTTCAATCTTAACCTGTAGCACATGTGAAGGGTAAAGACTATATAAAACTGTCTCCATTTTGGTATGCACTTGGTATGTTTGTAGTAGTACCATTTGCAGCAATACTTATGATAGTGTCTGCTCTTTTAATGCTGGCATTTTGGCCATTGGTTCCATTTGTCGCATATTTTGAAAGAAAGAACGACCCCGTTATTGATGATATAAATAACAGAAAATAATTTAAATATATTAAATATAATGATAGAAAACAATCGATGCCCTAAATGCAAATATGTCTACGAAGTCTCTTGGGATGATGAGGACGATAAATACTATTGCGATGACGAAGAAGATTTTGAAGATCTAGAACGTGAAGAACTCTACCCAGAATATTGCCCTTTCTGTGGAACCTATCGTATCTATGGAACAGAAGACGATTCTCGCGATGACGAAATTTAATATATAATTTATGACATGGCTATATAATGAACTTCCTTTTACTCGCGAACTTGCTCAAGAGAAAATTGATGAAGGTTATATTGGGTTTGTCTATGAAATAACTGATAGTCTAAATGGCAAAAAATATATTGGCAAAAAACTGTTGTCTAGTGTAAAAAAACTTGCTCCACTAAAAGGCAAAACCCGCAAAAGAAAAAAGTGTGTGCAGTCTGATTGGGAGAAATACTATGGCAGCAGTGAAACTGTAAAGGCTTTAGTCGAATCACGACAATCAGATTTTATTCGTCGAATCATATATCTCTGCAAATCTAAAGGTGAATTGTCTTATATGGAAGCAAAGGAACAGTTTGACAAAGAGGTGCTGCTTACAGATGATTTTTATAATGAATTTATTGGAGTAAAAATCCACAGCGCCCATGTAAAAAGTTTATGGAAAAAGTAGTGTACATTTGAGTCACATTAGTGTATAATTATATCATGTTACTAATCGACTATTCTGGAATTGCAATCTCTGCTATATTTTCTCAATCGCGCCCTGGGAAAATTACAGAGGACTTTATGCGACATATTATCTTAAATTCGCTGAGAATGTATAATCTCAAGTATAGAGAAAAGTATGGACGTATGATTATCGCATGTGATGGCGGCAGTTGGCGTAAAGATTATTATCCGCAATACAAAGCTGGACGCAAGAAGAGTCGTGAGGCGTCTGATCTTGACTGGAAAGAAATTTTTGCTATCATAAACAAGATACGTGATGAAATAGTTGAGCATATGCCATATCCAGTAGTAGTTGTACAAGGCGCAGAAGCTGACGATGTTATTGGCACACTCGTTGAATCTACTCAAGAGTTTGGTCAGCATGAACCTGTAATGATTATCAGCGCAGACAAAGATTTTATTCAACTTCAAAAGTATGATAATGTCTCTCAGTACAGCCCTATGACTAAGAAGATGTTGAGTGATAAAAACCCGGCTAATTATCTCTATGAGCATATCTTTCGTGGTGACAGCGGTGATGGCATTCCAAATGTCTTGTCATCTGATACTGTATTTGTTGATGGCGGTCGTCAAACACCACTCAGTTCAACTAAAATGACAGCATGGATCGCTGCTGCAAATGAAGGTAAACTACAAAGTGTTCTTCCAGAAACAGTCTATCGCAACTATATTCGTAATAGCACAATAATTGATCTTAGCAAAACACCAGAAAATGTAAAAGCTTCAATTCTATCTGCATATTCCGAGTGTGCTTCTGTCGGAAACTCTAAAATACTTAACTATCTTATCTCTAAGCGTTGCAACATGTTAGTATCATGTGCTGAAGAATTTTTTACACATAAATAAAACCATACATTATGAGACCACAAACTGCATCAAACAACAGAACGAAACATCCGTTTGAAATTTTTGAAAGCATACAGGCGACAGACAAAGTCGCTGATCGAGTGCACATACTTCAAGAAAATGAATCTTATGAATTAAAGACTATACTTCAGGCAGCATTTCGTCCTGATATAAAATTTGATTTACCGGTAGGTGCTCCTCCATATACGCCTAGCCCAAACCCAGCAGGAGTAAATTTTTCTCCGCTAAGAAAACAGATTGATACCCTACCTCGCCTTTTAGTTGGTAATACTACATATGACAAGATTAAAAAAGAGATGGCCTTTATCAAACTATTAGAAAATGTTCATGCATCTGATGCAGAAATTTTAATTGCAATGAAAGATAAAAAACTACATAAAAAATATAGTCTACTTACGTCTTCACTCATTAAAAAGGCCTTTCCAAATCTTGGCATAGAATAATATGAGATACGACTACTATTGTATAGAATGCGACGCCCGCTGGGAAGAAACTCAGTTCATGAATGATCGGGACCTCCCGACTATATTACCATGTCCGCATTGCGATAAGACCGAGTGTGTTAAGCGAGGAGTAGTTTCCTTAGCGATATCATATGCAGGCGGTCAGACTGTCCTTCAACGAGCAGGTTCTGGTTGGAATGACGTATTAAACAAAGTAAAAAAAGCAAGTGGAAGAAAAGCAAATATAGAAACCCGTTAAATATGGGACGCAGCAGAAAAAACAAAGACAAAAAAAGACAAGACACCTATTATGATGATAGTTATGATGAACGATCACGTAATAAAAAATTTAAGAAAAATCGATTTAACGACAATAGAAGAGACAAAGAAATACAACAAAAATTATTTGTTGATTGGGATAAACTCTGATGACTCGAAAAAAGTTTACACACACACCTCTAGATCTTGGCTATAGTGATCTAGAAGCAAACACTACCACTTCTGGTCGTTTTTATATGACGCCTAATGGTAAAGCCTATCCTAGTATTACTACTGTATTAGGCATTCGTAACAAAGGTGCACTTCAAGAATGGAGAGCACGAGTTGGCGAAGTTGAAGCAGCACGTGTAGCCCGACATGCAAGTACGCGAGGCACAGCTTTACATGCAGCCGTTGAACGATATATTGATAACATTGATTCATATTTTGCTGAAGGAGAGATGCCTCATGTAAAAGATATGTTTAACTCTATCAAGCCTGTCTTGGATGACCGAATCGATAACGTATGTCTTCAAGAGGCTCCACTCTACTCAGATCATCTTGGACTCGCTGGACGAGTTGACCTCATCGCAGAATTTGATGGTCGGCTGAGCATAATCGATTTTAAGACAAGTTCTCGAGCTAAAACTGAAGATGAGATTGACAGTTATTTTATACAAATGGCAGCATATGCTATTATGTGTGAAGAGCGTACAGGCACACCAGTAAGTCAAGGAGTAATCGTTATGGCTGTAGAAAACAGTTCACAACCGCTGGTTTTTGTGCAAAAACGAGATGGTTGGACAGATGAACTTTTTAAAACTATAAATGAATATAATACCAAAAAACTATTTGGACATGCATAAACACAACATACAAAATAAGGGCTTACTGGATCTACTAAAAGGCGGCGCAAATGATTGCTTTACGAGCGACTATGGTGCAGTCAAAGAATATTATCTTTCTGAAGAGATTGGTGATGCAAGTGACTATATACAATGGTTTCATGATATACGCAACAGTCGTCAGAGTGATGTCGTTAAAATTCACATCAATTGTCCTGGAGGCAACTTGTTTACTACAATTCAGTTTATGCAGGCACTCTCAGAAACTGAAGCACATATTATGGTAAGCGTTGAGGGGGCATGCATGAGTGCGGCAACTCTAATTTTCTTGATGGCTGACGAGTATATGATAACAGATCATAGTATGTTCTTGTTTCATAACTATAGCGCAGGAACTGCTGGCAAAGGTGGTGAGATGTATCATGGCATGGTTCACGAACGCAACTGGAGCGCAAACCTGTTTAGAGACATGTATTCAGATTTTCTCACAGAGGCCGAGATTAAAGACATGCTTGAAGACAAAGACATCTGGATGGATGCGCAACAGGTACTTGATCGTTTAGAGAAGCGCGGCAAGTCCATTCAAAAACGAATCAAGGCTGAAGAGAAGAAGAAAAAAGTATAAATACACTATATGTCAAAGACTTCGCAGCTAACAGAATTAACAACAGGACTTGCACAAAATGATATTTTGCAAGTTGTTGATGTTAGTGATCTTAATATGGCCACAAGTGGCACAAATAAAAAGATCACTATAGGCAACCTAGCAACTGGTTTGGGTAATAGTGGTACTTTACAAGCAACAATACCAGCAGGCACGACAAGTCAATATTGGCGAGGAGACAAGACTTGGCAAACATTAAACAAAGCAGTTGTAGGGTTAACCAACGTTGATAACACAAGTGATGCAAATAAACCGGTATCAACAGCGACACAAACTGCATTAAATCTTAAAGCAAATCTTGCAAGTCCTACATTTACAGGAACAGTTACACTTCCAACCGATGTTGTAATATCTGGTTCTAGTTCTGGTGATGCAGTGCGTATTACTCAAACTGGTTCTGGTAATGCTCTAGTTGTGGAGGACAGCGCAAATCCGGACGCAACACCATTTGTGATAAACTCTAGCGGACAGTTATTTATTGGAAAAACGAGTAGCGAAGATACTGGATTAAGAACAATTGACATTATTTCAAATGGAGGTGCTTCCGTTGCAAACAACGGAAACATTAGATCCATACGCTGTGCAGATGAAGTTACTGGAATTATATATTCACAGGGGAGAACAAGAGGTAGTGCGCAAACACAAACAATTGTTCAAGCAGATGATAGTTTAGGCAATTTTGTTTGGTCTGGATATGATGGAGTCGATCAAATAGTTGCAGCTAGAATCTCCTCACTTGTAGACGGGACACCTGGAGCAAATGATATGCCGGGCCGCTTGGAATTCTCGACAACTTCTGATGGGGCGGCCACTCCGACAGAACGCATGCGCATCACTAGTTCTGGAAATGTTGGAATTGGCACTACCTCACCAAATTCTAAACTACACATCGCTGGAGACCTCACCGTTTCATCCGCTACCGTGGCGACTTCCGCAACTGCCGGAACTAACGGTGATGTACCAGTTCAAGTCGCAGGATACCTAGTTGTAAACATCAACGGAACCGCTCGCAAGATTCCATACTACGCATAATATAAAAACACTTATCTCAAGCACAGAAGATTCTGCAACTATGAGTTCAAATTTGGTGATGTCATTCGGGTAGTTGAATATAGCAAGTCGCCGCCACAGGAAAGCGAAGAGCAAGCCCCAAAGCAACCATTCGACCATGAGGCAATGTCAGAAGCTGAGTACCAAAGTTGGGTGAGGCTATCTAACGCTAACATGCAACTTCGCTGTTAATATGCTTAATGGCGAGGGTGGTAATATCATCCCAATAAATAACCAAATTTACCATACCGTCCATTAATACTTGCCATGCCTCTCAACGATGCGCACTTTGGTGGGTATTTTTGCATAAAAAATCATAAATTTGGCATTTTTAGACCTTGGAAGCACTAGATTTCTCTATACGGGGCCTAACTTCGGGACCTTTTTTCACT